GGGCCCCTTCTATTGTCATGGGTGGGCCCCTTCTATTGTCATGGGTGGGCCCCTCCTACTGTCAGCGGTATGTCTTTTCTTGAATTGGCACCATCCCTCATTCGGGCAGCGGCATACCCATTCGCGCATCAAGGCAAAAAAGAACCCGCATCGAAACTAATCGACGCGGGTTGCTTCTCTGCGCAGACGCAGAACCCCAATCGGCTTGTGGGTCTAATACTAGCGTTGAGTCTCTTCGCCAACCTGTTCGTCAGCGGCAAGGGCGATACGGTAAACGTTGCTGGTGCGTCCACCGTATTCATCGGATGCCGGGTGCCGTGCGATTAACGCGGAAGCCTCAAGCCTGTCCAGAGTCCTAGCGACGGTACCCGTGCTGAACTTGACCATCTTGGCGAGTTGCGCAACGGGGGGGTTGCACACTCCGTTGGCATCTGCGCAAGACAGCAAAGCGACGAACGTCATACGGTCATATCCGGTGGAAAACCTGCTGCTAGTGAAAACCCAATCCGGTACGGGGGTGCAGTCTTTCGGCGTTTTTTTCGGTCGCATGTTTTATCCTTTCAAATGGTGTTTTCTAACTGGCATACTTAATTTAACACAGTTTTGTACAAAGTGCGAGGCGTGTCCCCTTGTAGGATTTTGTACACATGTCAGTAGGATTTTGTACACATGTCAGTAGGATTTTGTACACATGTCAGTAGGATTTTGTACACATGTTGGTGCCCTCAGCCCTACTCTCGCAACGCCTCCCAGACCCCTAAAAGTATATATAAAAGATTATTAAAAGATATATATAAAAAGATACTAAAAAGACGCGCTATCGCGCTTGGTGACTGAATCGCACTCACAAAGGCTCTTTTCTGAAAAAGAGCATCGAACAAGCAAAGGCACGGGGCAAGCGGAAGCACAGAACAGACGGAAGCAACGAACGGCACCGAAAGCAAACAGCACCATGCACGCAATCCACTCCATACGCCCTACATGCCCTTGAAACGCATGTAAACGGGTCTAGAAGCGTCGAACACCCTCACACCGGTACAAGTGTCAGGCTGGAGCGAGATAGACGCTTAAAGACACGATTACGCGAAGATTCAAGAAATTCAAAAAAACTGAATTTAACGAAAGGGGATGGGAACAGCCCCAAGCCGGGCAACCGTCCCCATCCCCCAACGCATGATGACAACACATGCCAGTACCTTACTGGCACCACCAGTATAAGCCCGATGCTAGGATGGCATGTATGAACGAGTTGCGTTGCCTTGGCAACTATTACGGCGTGCGAGTGTATGACAATGCCGTTACGCGCATGACCTACACCGTACAGCCCCGACACGGGCGATGGCAGGTGTGCACCATCATGGGACGCACCGTAGCCATGGTGGACAGTTTCGACGCCGCGCTGGAAGTCATGCGTGGTAAAACGCTCCTGTAAACCACATATCATCACATTGTGTGCTACACTAGGTTATGTCAGTCGATAACAAGCACGAAAGGACAAACAAAATGCCAATCTACTACCTGCATTCACAACGAATCCTACTCGCCTACCGCATCACACACGGCATCCCCATACACAAAAAACAACGATGGGACGCAATAGCCGGATTAAAGGAACTCTACCTAGTCCGCAACTACTGGCCGCTAGATGACGCAGTGGAAGCCATCAACAGTCTCACCGTCCTCCCCAACGAAGTGACACGGTGGGCGCTCACCGTCACCAGCACGGAACTCGAAGAACAAACCGACACCGCCCTGAACCTCATTTAAACCATCCACACGGAAAGGGAACAACATCATGGTATACCGAGCAGACAAATACACCCCCGAAGAACGCGGCTACTACACCACGCGAGAATTCGCGGCAAGAGAACACGTATGCAACGAAACGGTACGCAGGTGGCTCCGCGCAGGAGCACTGGACGCGCAACGCATCCGACGCACATGGCACATCAGCCTCAACGCCACCGCACCGGAGAACCTATCATGAAACGCTCACGCGACTGCGCCGACGCGCTCCCCGACAGCATCAGCATGGACGAAGCCTACACCATCCGCCAACTGCTCCAAGCCTACGGGGAAACCGATGACCTGCAACACATGAGTCTCGTATTCGGCAGGAAAGTACGCGGATACTTCCGCAAACTCCATGTGCCCATCTACAAGCTCCGCATCGACGACAACGGGCCAACATGCGTCTACTACGGAGACACGTTGGCAATCATCCACACCATCTACCACGTTTGGAAGGAACAGAAGAATGTTTGAACCCCAAATCATCCTCCCCAAAGCAAGAGTGGTATCGGAACCCGAAGTGAAAACCTCAAAAAACGGGAAACAATACCTCACCATCCGCGTAGCCAGTCAAGGCGTCGTGAAAAACAAGCAGTCACAACAGTGGGAAGACACTCCCACAATGTGGGTCAACATGCTCGAATTCGACACAAGCATGATAGCCGCCTACCAACAGCAGCTCCACAAGGGAACCCTTGTCAGAGTGGAAGGCACACTCTCATGGCGTGCCGCAACAGACCGGAACGGGCAGCCCACCGTCTACTATGACATTCTGTGGCCTCGCATCAGCCTGCTTATCAGCAAGCCGAAACAGCAGCAGCCCCCACAGCAGCAGGCGGGAAGCACGTTCGACAATTTCGGACAGCAACCCCCACAGCAAGCCGACACTACAGACCCTTGGGCGGCAGACTTCTAAATGTGGTACCGCATCGAAGGCACCCCCGCCCCCAAAGGCAGCTACCGCCCAGTGCGCAACAAGCGTACTGGGCATACGCTTTTCCTCCCCGCCAGCAAGCGAGAGCCAGCATGGAGGCAAGCCGTGCGGGACACGATAAAAGCTTCGAACCCGACAATGATACCGAAACCCGTACCAGTATCGGTACGAGTGGACTTCTACCTACCTCGCCCCAAAACCGTGAAACGCCAATATCCCACAGTGCCTCCCGACGTTGACAAGCTGCTCAGGTCAACGTTGGATGGCGTGACGGAAAGCGGCATCATTGAAGACGATGCGCAAATCATCGAAGCGTACACGCGGAAAATGTACGCCACCAACGGGTTCACCGGCTGTATCCTGTCCATTCAACGATTATCCGTATCATCTGATAGTGTTTGAGATACGTGAGCGCAGTTCAACACGCTTGTGGCGTTCCATTCTTGGGGGCGGCTAGCCTTAGGCTTCCAAGGATGTGGTATAGCGTGTGAAGTCCTCTTTCCGCCTTGCGGGTGTAAGGGGCTGGGTGCTTCGGTACCCATTTTTTTTATGGGGGGACTGCCTACGAAGCGGGCGAACCGTGGTTCGTCGCCAAAGACGTATGCAACATCCTCGGAATGAGCAATCCGTCGATGGCGATTACCGCGCTTGACAAAGATGAGGTCACTCAAGTTGACCCTAAGGATTACTTAGGGTCAGAAAACCGAAGCAATCAGGCAATCAATATCGTTTCCGAGCCGGGCTTGTACAAGCTCATTATGCGCAGTCGTAAACCCGAAGCGAAGGAGTTTCAGCGTTGGGTGACGCATGAAGTGCTCCCCAGCATCCGCAAACACGGCGGATACATGATGGGGCAAGAAAACATGACCCCAGAACAAATGACCCTCGCGGCTATGCGATGGCTCCAAAGCAAAGTTGACGAACAGCAAAAACAGCTTGAAGCACAGCACGCCGAAATCGAAGCCCAAAAACCAAAAGTGCTGTTCGCCGACGCGGTAGGCGCATCAGACGGCACGGTGCTAATCGGACAACTCGCTAAAATGCTCCGTCAGAACGGCGTCAACATCGGACAAAACCGACTCTTCCAACGACTCCGAGACGAAGGCTACTTGGGCACCACCGGACAAAACCGCAACGTGCCCACCCAAAAGGCCATGAACCTCGGATTATTCCGCACCAAGGAAACCGCCATCACCCACAGCGACGGGCATATCACCCTGAGCATCACCACGAAAGTGACGGGCAAGGGGCAACGGTATTTCATCGACAAGTATTCCAAGGAATTCCTGAGGTAGCTTGAGAATGCCGCTTTAGGCGAAGGGACGGGATGAACCCCGTCCCTTTTCTTTGGCCTTCCCCCGCGTGTTGCACTCCATAATGTTGTATACTGTAGTCAACAAGCCAGAAAGGAAAACACCATGAAAAACCTGCTCCTAGGAATCACCACCATGCTAGGCCTCCTCCTAACCCTCAACGACAGCGGCAACATGACAGCCAACATACTAGGCATCGTCATACTAGCCGTAAACTACAAAGCAATCACCAAAACATTCAACGACAACGAGGAAACAAAATGACCCCACCACAACCACCAATCATCATCCCCGTAGGCAACTCAGACTACACAATCCAAATCAACACGTTGGGCGGCGGCAGACTCCTCTGCCACGACACCACCGTGGCATTGTTCACCCCCGCCGACCTTGAAACCCTCTCATACGACATCCACCTAGCGTTAGGGGAAACACGATGACCGATGACGATTTCCGCCGAGAAGACGAAACGAACCATCCCAAACCAAAGCACACGATAAAACCCTTCGTCTGCGCGTGCGTCATCATAGCCACGCTAATATGCGGAGTGTTGAACGCTGCCCATATGTTAGCCACGCTCTTCACGGGAACCGTTTTCCTGCTGACGGGCTTGTGGCTGCTGAGACGCTTATAACACGCCGTGTCACACAAGCTTAAACAACATGCTATAATAGCAGTCAACAGAAAGGACACTCAAAATGCTCACCATACAAACCCCAACCGGTCTACTTAAAGGCGAAACCCTAGCCGACATCATCAAAAAACACGGGAAAGACTGTCTCAGTGGTGCCAACCTGCGCTATGCCGACCTGAGCTATACCAGCCTGAACTGTGCCGACCTGAGCTATGCCGACCTGCGCTATGCCGACCTGCGCTATGCCGACCTGACCCTTGCCGACCTGCGCTATGCCGTCCTGAGCAATGCCGACCTGAGCCGTGCCGACCTGAGCTATGCCGACCTGCGCTATGCCGTCCTGAGCAATGCCGACCTGAGCCATGCCAACCTGCGCTATGCCGACCTGAGCAATGCCGACCTGCGCTATGCCGACCTGAGCCATGCTAGAAGCGTCCCGCCCGCCGTCATTGACCTAACCACCATACTGCCCGACGAAGGAACTATTATCGGCTGGAAAAAAGCAATGGACGAATACTATAACTCCGTTATCGTCAAACTGCTGATACCAGCAAACGCGCGACGCTCCAACGCCACCGGCCGCAAATGCCGAACAAGCGAGGCCGAAGTGCTGGACATTCAGAATCTCGGCGGCGAATCCCTCGATGGCGTCACCGCGCACAGCAACCACGATAAAGATTTCCTCTACCGCAAAGGCGAAACCGTTCATGTAGACGATTTCGACCCGAACCGTTGGAACGAATGCGCCCCCGGAATCCACTTCTTCATCACGCGATGGGAAGCCGTCCACTACTGAAGTATCAGTTACCTGTCAGACCAATAATCCAAGCCACTACACCCCCAGAAAGGAAACCAACATGACCACCCCAACCACTTCGGCAATCGTGCAAGCCATCAACAAAACCGGCATGGCGACAGCCGAAGCAAGCCCCAAAAACCGCATAGACATAACCCTCCCGAACCATAACTACCGGTTCGCATGGGTGAGCACCGGCTTCCCGAAATGCACCGTTGAATACTTCGAGTACAACCAATACGGCACGCGCCTAGCGCGTGTCAGCGTCGAATACCCTCCGGCACGGTGGAACGTCGATAATATCGTCAGCAAGCTAGTGGAAAGGCTCCCGCAATGAATCCAGACTATGAGTATTGTCCGATACATGACTGTCCCGTATATCCGTGGAAGTCCATCCCGTGCCCCGAATGCGCCGAGGAAGCGGAGGACTATTACGCGGATAGAGAGTAAGCCCCATCACTCAAGTTGCATCACGTAACGCAATATGCTACAATATATCCTATAAGCCAACAGAAAGGAAAACACCATGAACAGCCTAGCAACAGACCTCATAGACGCAGGACTGCAACTAGTCAAAGGGGAAACCACCACAAGCGAAACCCTCGACAGACTCCGCGAAATCCTCAACGACGAAACAACCACCCGCCCACCGGAACCACAAGAAAACGGTTGGTACATTCCTCGAAACGGAGCAGTGCAGTTCCTCCGCAACACAGATGGAGAATGGGACGGATACACTTTCACACCCGACGCGACTTACAACGGCGTCGTATACCAAATCAATGAACAATACTTCTTCGATTGGCCTACACTAGTCTCCCACCTCTCACCAACAGCACTCCCCTTAATCCCACTTGACAACGTGCAAGACTTGAAACTCACCTACACGGAAAGGAAAAACAATGAGTAGAAAACACGCCAACGGCACCCAAAAAGCCAAGCACATCAAACAAACACAACGCAAAAACAAGCGCCCAACCCCGAAAGAAGACTAACATGTACACTCTCAACGTCAGCCAAGCCAACGACACCGAAGCGTGGTTGGAAGCACGACGCGGCAAAATCACCGGCACCAAAAGCGGCAAACTCGTATACGACACCTACCGCAACAGCGAACGGCTGAAAACCAGCATCGAATTCTGGAAATACGCGGCCGAAAACTACGCCATCGAACCAGACGGGGAAAACCCAATGGAACGCGGCCACCGGCTCGAAAACCAGAACGCGACAATCACCCTGACCAAACTCGGCATCAACCCCGAAACCGCCGAATACGACACGGGATTATGGGTCAGCGACACAGACGAACGCATAGCGGTAAGCCCCGACGTGTGCGAGAAAGGAGACAAACCCACATGGGCCATCGAATGCAAAAGCCTCGGCAGCGCCTACCACTTGCAGACAGTAATGACCTACCGAATCTGGAAACTGCTCAAACCGCAGCCAACCCCCGACTTGGAGGCATTCGCAGTGCGATGGTTAGACCCCATCACGACTTCCGCTGATTCGATTCCGTTCGACTTCATCCCGAAGCAATACCAGCCGCAAGTATTGCAGTATTTCGTGGTGAACGAGAATCTGAAGACCTTGTACTTCAGCCTGTACGATGACCGTGTTTATGGTGATTTGTGCCATGAGTACATTCCCGTCACGCGGGACAGCATCGGCCAGCGCATCACGGCGCACAAGGAAAGGGAACTGGCGACGTTGGATGCGATAGACACGCTCACGCAAACGTTCTCCTTGTCGTTCTGACCCGCACGCCCTCCGAGATTTGTCTTCTCGGAGGGTTTTCCATTACCCCGCGTGTTGCAGCGTGTAACATGCTATGCTTGCAAGTACAAGGAAAGGAAACACAATGAAACTCACCGACAACGAAGCCTACATACTCGGCCAACTCGCAGCCCTCAGCCAACCAACCAACCCCAACAGCATCACCCCACCGAAAGGACACGAAACCCTCCCGCAAATCCTCACAAGCCTAGAACAGAAACACCTAATCCAAATCAAAAACAACAGAATCCACTACAATACGAAACACATCATAAACACGATACTCAACGCGAACTAGCCCACAGTCCCCGCCACCTCGACGGGGACACCAACACAAAGGAAACACAATGCTCCAAAAAGAAGGACTCCCCAAAGAAAACAAGCCCAGCATGGACACCAGACGCAAAGTACTCGAACGCGACTACTACGAATGCGTCAGATGCGGGAAAGGCATCATGAACAGCCCGTACAGCATCCACCACCGGCGCCTACGCTCCCACCCGTTCCCAGAACTCCATGAAGCCGCCAACCTCATAACCCTATGCGGGTCAGGCACAACCGGCTGCCACGGTTGGGTGCACAACCACCCTCAGGAAGCACAAAAAGCGGGCTATATCGTCCGTTCCACACAAAACCCGACAGACATACCGGTGACATACTTCGGACGCTCACAGCCCGTATACCTGCAAAACTAAAAACAGCATGAAAAAGCCCCGGGGAACAAACACCACAAACCCCCGGGGCTTAACCTCACAATGCAAGGCCGAAAGGACAAACTAAAAACCTTGCAATACCTAATATAGCACAAAAAAACGCCCCGTCAATAAAACGGGACGTTTCAACACTACCTCACGCGAAGACGCTGCCCAGCATAAATAACATTCGGATTACTGATACCATTCAGCCTCGCAATCGCCTGATAAGACGTGCCATACTTAGAAGCAATCCCCGACAAAGTATCACCAGACTTCACCGTATAATACGTGGCCGAGGAAGAAGCGCCACCACTCTTCGCCCCATTAATCGTCAACACCTCACCAGCGTAAATAACATTCGGATTCCCCGACTTATAGCCGCTGATGGCACTAGTGCTCACACCAAACTTCGCGGCAATGCCAGACAAAGTATCACCCGACTTCACCGTATACTTCGTACCCGAGGAAGAAGACCCACCCAGCTTCTTATCGACAATCGCCTGAACAGCCGCATAACGGGAACCCAAAGCACTCTTACGCGCATCACCATTACCAAACTCGCCCTTAATGACAGCATTGGCAAGGTCTTCATCAGAACGCCCCGCCAACGGGTCAGACGGAGCGGCAGGAGTGGGAACGGAAGCACCGGAGCCACTGCCAACATACTTGTTCCAAGCAGCCCTATCACCATAGAACTTGTTCAAATCAAGATTACCGTTCCAGCCAGCAAGCCTACCCGCACTCGAATACTGCCGGATAGCACACGAATACGCGCCCTCATTCCACGGAGACGCCTGATAGCCGGTAGCATTCATATTCGCATACTGCGCAATCCACAAGCCCGAATTAGTACGCTTCGCAACCGCCGCAACCTGCGAATACCGAGACGCCTGCACATAAATCATCGGCGGCATACCAGTACGAGCCTTCACCTGATTAACAAGCTGCTCCAAATAAGACTCATTACCCCAAGCACTGTTCTGATTAGACTCCCAATCAATGCAAAACAGCACCTTACCAACCCAATTCTTGCAATTATCCACAAAATAGTTGGCTTCGGCAACCGCGTTCCCACCACTCACATAATGGTAAATGCCAGTCGCCTTACCCAACTTCAACGCCTGTTCGACATGACCCGAACACGACGGATTCACGTACCCCGTGCCCTGCGTCGCCTTCACGATAACGAAATCACACGGCACCTTGGCCAAATCCAAACCAGCCTGATAGGATGCAATATCAATACCATTCAACGTCATAACAACACCTCACTTAGCAGACGGCACATTACGCACCGCAAACGCGGAAGTTACAATCTGACACGCGGCAGAAACGAAACCACCAGTAACCGGCACCCACGTTGGCATACCATCCAACACGCCAAACGTCGTGAAACCCAAAGACACGACGGAACCAATAACACCAAAAATCACGTAAATGATAGTCCGAGTCTTCTCCGTGAAATCCGGCGTAAAATCTTCATCATCATAAGCCATGGCAAAACCCCTTTCAAAACAAAAAACGTCACGGGCGAGAAATCCCGCCCATGACAATATTCTAACCTACCCCAACGGGTTAACCCCATCAATCACATATTTTCGAGCCGCGTCCATAATCCAACAGTCGGCACCCAACCGTTCCAGCTTCTCCAACTCATACCGGACTTCAGTACGATGGTCGCCCTGCATGTTCATCAGCATCAATATCGTGTTCTTAATCGTGTCCTTGCTCATTTCCTGCTGCGCCGATTCCAACCGTTGAAGCATCCGCCCATGCTCCTCAATCGCCTGAACATGCCGTGCAAGCCAACAGTCAACCCGCAACCCCTCAGGCGTGACATGCTCACCCACCCAATTCGCAATACTCTTGCACAAAGCAGGAGACACGCGCAACACCAACGTCACCAACGCGATAACAACCGCTGGAGACGCCAACGAAACAAGCCAATCCTCCCACACGTCACACCTTCCTCACATAATACAAGTCCAATGCCATACGAGCCACCTGCACGATATGCGCAGGAGTCTTCTCCATCTCCTCTGACACCGACACGTCAGACGCGCTAGAATCCGCCAAACGGCGTACAGCCACGCCAGCCCTAGCCAACTGTCCGATACTCGCCGTCACCTTATCCGACTCGCTTGTGGTGGGCGCATCCACTTGCGTGCCCGTGACATGCGATTTAGCCCACGCAATCATACGCGCCTGTTGGCTCAACGACGCGGCCAGTTTAAACCACGCATCATCCCTAACCCAAGTGCCAGCGGTCAACTCCGCGCTTTGAACTTTCACATGAGTGTCAGCATTCCACATGCTCGAACCTGCTTCGAAGTTCTGACGTTTCGCCACGGTGTCATCGCCGAACCGTACCAGACACAAGCTGCCAGAGGTCAGCAAATCACCGCACAAGTGCGCGTTAGACACGCTCGTAGGGTTCGTGAACCCTTTCACATCCAAAATGGTCAGACTAGTACAGCCAGCGCAGAAACCATCATAATTCTCAATCTTGCCCAGATTGCTGTCGGTAGTGGTCTTGAGGCTTGGAGTGGTGAAATTCCCGCAATACAATGCGCGCAAATTCGAACATAAAGCGAACATTTCACGCATGTCAGTCACCTTGCCCGTGTTGAAATGCGACACGTCCAAATCCGTCACGCTCGAACATTGAGCGAACATGCGATACATGTTCGTCACGTTCGACGTGTCGAACCCGCCCACGTCAAGCACCGTCACCTGAGTGCAGTTGTAGAACATGTTGCCCATGTCAGTCACCTTGCCAGTGTCGAAACGCGACACATCCAACGTTGTGAACTTGGTGCAGTTGGCGAACATGTTGCCCATGTTCGTCACGTTGGACGTGTTGAAATGCGACACGTCCACACCAGAAAGACTCTCACATCCTGAAAACATGCTCGCCATGTTCGTCACACTACGAGTATCCCACTTAGACACGTCCACGCTTTGAATGGTGGAATTAGCGAACATGCTCGCCATCGAGACCACATTCCCCGTAACCCAATTAGCCACGTCCACGCCAGACAAGCCCGAACACGAGCTAAACACACCGTCCATACGAGTCACACTACGTGTATCCCACTTGGACACGTCCACACTGGACAAAACATCGCAGCGGGCGAACATGTTGCCCATATCCGTGACCTTACCCATGGCAAAACCACCAACAGACACGGTCTTCAACTTGGAACAGCCGTTGAACATGTCACGCATGTTAGTAACATTCGACGTGTCGAAACGCGACACATCCAACGATGCGATTCCACTGCAATTAAAAAACATGCTCTTCAACGTGGTAGCCTTAGACGTGTCGAACCTGCTCAAATCAATCGACGTCAACGCGCTGCACCCATAAAACATCTGACTGAAAGACAAGACATTGCCCGTGTTGAAATCCGTCCAATCCACCGTAGTCAACGCCCAACACTGGTAAAACATGCTCGCCATGCTCGTAACCATACTCATGTCGAACATGCTCAAATCCACTTCCGCCAGCTTGCTGCAACCCGAAAACATCGACTTAAACGACGTCACACCCGTAATCTTCCCAGACCCCTCAGCCGGGACGAAACGCACCACACTCGACTTGTTCTTAATCCAAAACGACGTACTCCAAAGCGTTTTTTCATCATAAACATACTCGCCACTACTACCCCCAGCAGGAGCAGTCAACGCCTTGGAAGAATACGATAACGTGCCAGTATTCGGGTCGAACGCATAAAACACGCTCACCGAAACATCAGACACCACACTCACATCATCAGCCATCACCACACCCCCAATCAGTAGCCCAGAAGATTCTTAGCAGTCGTTTCATCCGCGAAATTAATATTCTGAGACGCAGTGGACAACACGCCATCATCCGTCACGTTCAACCCACTGCCAACCTTCACGCCACCCAAACGGGAAGCCGTGGCGGTAGGCAGCACGTAAGTGCTCGGAGCCTCACCCCACGCCACCCCATCATCGGTCTTCACCAGCACGTTGCCCGAAGAGCCGCCAGAAGGCCAACTGGCACCATCACCCTTGTCGCCCTTGTCGCCCTTGTCGCCCTTGTCGCCCTTGTCGCCCTTGTCGCCCTTCGGAATACCGAAATCCAGCACCGCGTTAAACGCGGAACCCGAATTCTTCACCGTCGCGCTACTCCCAGCCGGAAGCGTCGTGGTGGTACCCACCTTGATGCTGCTGGTGCCGCCAGTAGCCCCCGGAATGCCATACGTGCGCTTGTCGTGAATCTGGTCAACCATACCAACCCCCTTTTTTTAAAACCTACAATACCTATTCTACTGAAGATGCAAATACCCCCAGCCAGCCAACTCCATACCCTCATACGCGGGGAACGGGCTACCCTCGCCACTATTGGCGATATTGCCCAACGGCAGCGGGTTAGCGGGACGCGACTCACGCGCCTGTTTAGCATCCACCGTGACAGCCCGCAACATGCCGGTAGTCACCATCTCATTCGTGTTCATTTTTCATCCTCCAAACTTCGGCAGCCTCTGCCACCCATTATTCTTCCGATACACGCCATGCTGCGTATCAGCCGTATTATCCGAATTCTTCAACCCTTTCCACGCGCCACCGGAACGCATGTTATACGAGCCGCCACTACGATTGCACGACTTCCACGCGCCTGACTTACGCACGCTCCACGGATAATAGTAGGTGTGCAACTGTTGCAAAGACAGACTAAAAGCGGAACCAGTATCAACCACAGCACGGTCGGCTTGAGTACCATACTGCCCCGAAGAATACCAGCGGCCAGCATAACCAACAAGCTGCCTGTTTTTCAAATTCCCGTCAGCATCAAAATCATTCGAGGACAAATCAAACACATGGGAAAAATGAGTCACCTCGCGCGTGACACTCTGCGCAGCATCATCCGACTTATATACACCCCACAAAACCATATCAGGGACAACACCACCAGACGCGGTACGAGTCTGCTCGATAACCCTGTCCACGTTCTCAACCTCATTACCGGTACCCGTGCTATTGCAGAAAGGCAATCCCCCAACCCTGAAATTATGCTCACCCCAGATAAGCCCAGCAAAATTCATGAAACCGAAACCGGAAGTTCCACCTGCCGTGTAAGTAGTCTGGTTCCCCGTCACAGTGCACGTTAAATGTTTCTGGTCACCAGACACAACCGCAGCAATATCAAAAACCAGATGGACAGTGAGAAAACCGCCGAAATCGACTGATTCGGCGACATGCAAACGCCCGTACTCGTAATCAGCCATCTCACACCGCCCTCGTATCACCCTCGGAATTGGCGGCACGGGTACGCAACGCATTATCAAACACGTCACCCTCAGCACCATTCGAATACACGTTAAGCTTGCCGATAGCAATCTTGCTGTCATTCGGCCATGTGATAGTACCGTCATCATTCACAGTGCCACCACCATACACCTTGCTCACAAGCGCCTGAACCCACTTCTTCACCAACGCCTTCAACTCCGCGTCAGCATCCTTACGCGCCTGAGCTTCATCCGAAATAAGCTTCTTCAACTCGCTTATATGCTCTTCGCACTCCCGCAAAGTGCAAAAATTCTCATACACGTCATCACGGGTCACGAAAAGCGAATTAAGATTATACTTCGGCGGAACCGCATACAGCTTATACATGACCGTGCCACGTTGCAGCCATTCGTCATGCTCGAACACCTCACGCGGCACAGTCACCTGCACGCGGCCAGCAGCATTAACCTCGAAACCATTCTCCCCACTCTTACCCTGCTGCGCATACAACAGAGTGCTCTTATCCAAACTCCAAATCTCAAAACGTCCACTCCACCCGCTCAGATTCTTCGGCACCCATTCCGAGCCGTTATACTCCTGCCAATCCACGCCAAAAGTATTATCAGCGCCAATATACGCCTCGAAATCGCCTCGGGCGACACCCTTATCCAAAACCGGCATGACTATCAATCCTCCCTATGCTGTGTAAATCGCGTAAGCCGACACCGTGGCACTGCCATCCGCATCAAAACCGACAGTGCTGGAAGCCTTCACCTGCAATTCTACCGTTGTAGACGCGCCCACATTATCAATCGCCCTCATACCCGCAAGCGTCACAGCATACTGGTAAGCATCACCACTACCACTCTTCGCGGCACGCATCTGAGACGCGGCAACACCGCCGATAAGGATACGCACGTCAACCTGACACGCCCTAGCAGCCGTCAACTCGGATTCGTTCAATCCCGAAGACGAAATATTCTGCTGCACAACCAACTGACCCACAGCATTCACGTTCACCTTCGTAGTACTCGAAGGCCGCGCCACCGCGCAAGACACTACCGTAGTCCAATCCGAACGCCCCGCATCAACATTCGACGCATCACCCTCGCTAATCACAACACTAGTAATCGACGCCACAATCTTCTCCAAAGCATCCTGCAACTGTTCGATAAGTTCCAACTGCTGCTTAATCTTATCCACGGCACGGAAAGGCCTCGTACCCGCGTTGGTCGCACTCGCATCAATACGCCTGTCACGACGCCTACGCATCATCCTGTTATGCCTCAACGGGTCGTTAGTAGTCGGATTATAACCCATCTCACACCTTCCTCACGCCAAGAGTCTTAAACGACTCGCCACTACCATCGGACACTTCCAAAACAATCAAATCAAACGTGCTGACTCCCATCCACACGTCATCAACAGTCAACGTGACCAAATCGCCAGCACACACCGGCAACCGCCTATCAACACTCAACTCGATACTATCCTGAGACTCACCGCCCCTGTTCACATCCTCCGTCAAATATTCCACAAGCGTATCCACCTCGGTCACGGTATCATGCTCCTTGTTCACCGACTGCAACACCGGCAAACCATCAGCAGGAGTCACAGAATGCATCGCAACCATCGTATGGTCATCAGTCTTACCGCCCACACCAAACGCCATCGTTACCATGTCTTCAGACGTGTCCTTCAAACTCTTCAACTCGAACCTGTCGATAGGACTACCCACCATGAAACGCCAATGATTAGCGCCCAACGCCTGACTACCACCCATCAGCCATGAAAACACGCCATCAACTACAACGGGTTTGAAATTCAACACCGCTCCATTGTCCACCTCGGTCAAATCCTGCAACCTATCCAACACGGTAGCGAAATCCCAGCAAAAATATTCACGCGTGTAAGTCTGCGTGGTGTCAACGTCAGGCACCGTGTACGGGGCAGAACCCCACTTCAACGATTCACCCACAAGCTGATATGCAATATCCTCATACGTTTTCCCATACAAGCGCAAATGCCATTCCGGTGCGGGATTATCTTCGTCCACGAGGATATTGCCATTCACCCACTTGTCAGCCAGAGCATGATTCAACACCAGTCGTTTATCCCACAAGCTCCAACCATCACCACAAGTGACGGTAAGCTCGCTCCCATTCCACTGCACGTCTTTGATAGGGCCAGCCATTTCAACCATGCCCGTATCCACGTCGGTCAACACGACAATCACAGCCCACTTGCGCAATATGCTCTTATATTCAGGCGTATACTCCACCCCACTGTTCAAATGGATGGGACGCGGGGTGAGAGTAAACTCCAACTTGCCTTCATCACACCATTCAGTCTGATAAGACCACGAGGCGACACCCTGCAATTGGCCAAGATGCCGCCCGTCACTCATACGATACAAATCAAAACGCTTCATACCATCATTCTATTACCACCAAGCGCTGGCGCATTGGACACGAATCCTCTGCCCGTTCGCTTCGCGCAGATAATTCACGCCCGGCATTAGATACAAGCGTTCAACACTCAAAACATGCCCGTTCATGCCCGTATACGGGTTGACGGCACTATCAGCCGCATCAGTAGCCACGCCCGTAGCCACAAGCGTCTGAGAGTCCAAAAGCAATGATTGCGCGTCACCAGTCCACTTCAAATGATGCACCGCGCCATTAGGCAGCGTATGAACAATATCCACGTTCTTACACGCTTGCGGCACGCTCACCGTGTAAGGGCATGGAGCGTCACCCATGTTATTGTAGGCAATATCAGGCCAATACTTCGTATCGAACTTGCGCACCACCGGTATCGAATACTTACGCGGGTCTGGGCATGTGATAGACAACTGCACCTTCCACCCGTAATCGTCAAGACATGTGTACGATGGAGGCGAGGAAAGCCAGCCATAACACCATCTCACGCCCTGTTCATCCGTCACAATCACCTTCAAACGAGGCCCATACAAGGCGTTGCAACGGCGTTGGAAATCCGAAGACATGCGCAGCGTACTACCCACATTATTGCTCAAATACACGCCATGCACGGTCAACACGCGGCTGGACAACCATTGCTCAGTCGGCATGTACGCGCCATCATTATCACTGATTTCCGTGAAATCCTGCGTCTTCACATCCGCTAGGCCAGTCCACCCCTCCAAGCCGAGGGAATCGTCTTCCAGAAACCACACCTCACGTTCCCACCAGCGTTTCACGTCACACCCGTCCCCAAACGTGACCGGCTTCACCGCGCTCAACTGGCGTACCTGAGGATACATGCCCTGCACGCTGTCAGTGACATAATCCGGTTGCAAACATACTCGCATAATCTCACTCCCCCGCAATCGCCATAATCTCACGCGCCAACACGCGCGGGTCTTTATCATACCCCTGCACCGTAATCGACACGGGACGATTATTCGTCACATTATTAGTAGTGTTCCTACCGCCAACACTACCCGTCAAACTCGGCGCCGACTGCACCGCGCCCGAATAGCCGCCAACAGTGTCAAACCTCCCGTAAGACACGCCCCCATTCAACATTCCGGCAGTGGACGCCATCATAGCGCCAGCAGCCGAAACCGCATGAGACGCATTAGCCGTAATACCCTGCGCCAAACCATCCGCAATCGACATGCCCGAATACAACACCCACCCATGACCACTGAACGGGCCTTCCTTCGCAGGCGAGAACGGGAACAAATCACGAATACTGCTCAACGCGCCACTGATAGCGCTCTTCACGCTGCCAATCGCGCTCATGATACCGTTCTTCAAACCATTCACGATAGACGCGCCCGAACTCACCAGCCAAGAGCCAGCGCCAGCGAAAATACCCATAATCTGCGAAGGCAGGCTACTCACCGCGCTAATCACGCCACTGGCACCCGAACGGGCAGCGTTAATCATATTGTTGAACGCATTACGCACCGCGTTGAACGCATTGTTCACCGCATTGCTAACCACGCTCGCAATCTGGTTGAACACGTTCGCCACGGTCGAATACATGGCGGTAATCACACCCACCACACTACTAACCACACTACTAATCACACTCAGTATAGAGTTGAACACGCTCGACACCACACTGTAAATCGTCGCCATAACACTAGTGACCTGCGCCACCAGATTCAACACTGTCGCGACAATCTGCATGATAAACGAAACAATCGAAGTCACAACACCCGCGATAAACGCGATGATAGGAGACACCACGCTAATAATCGTAGCCACCACGTTAACCACCGTCGCGATAATCGTAGCCACCACCGTGATAATATTCGTCGCCAACTGCAACACCACGCTGATAATATTCATCACGATAGTCACAATCGGCTGCAACACCGGCAGCAGCGCGGCAACCAGACTCAAAACCGTTTGCACCACCGTAACCACAATCGGCATCACAGCCGTAGCAAGATTCGTCAACGCGGCAACAATCTGCGTGACAACCGGCAACAATTGAGCCACAAGCGACGAAATAATAGGCGCAATCTGCGCTACAAGCTGCCCAACCATCACGGCAACATTCGTCAATATCGGCGTCAACTGTTGAATCAACGGCACAAGCATGGTGATGAAATTCGTCACCAACGGCAGGATAGTGGACACCAAACCCGTAACCGTGGAAATCACACTCGAAATGACCGGCAGCAACGCGCTAATAGCCGACTGGATGCCCGGCAGCACGCCACCCAACACGCCACCCAACGCGCTAGCCAACGAGGTAACAAGCGGAATGACAGCCTGAAACGCGGTACCCAACGAACTCATGACCACGCCAGCAAGACTACTCAACTCGCTGCCAAACTGCGTCACCAACAGTTTCACCACACCCAACGGTGTAGACAACGACATGACAATGCCCACAACCTGCTGCAAGCCACCCAAACTACCGCCAGCACTACCGAACGCGCTACTAAACGCGCTAGCCACGCTCTTCACCACGCCCACAACACCATTGAAAGCGTTAGACACAACCTGCCCAACACCACCCATCCTGTTGAAATACGAAACAACCTTGCCCACCACCACGGCAACATTCGACGCCAACGGAGCCAAAGCAGCCTGCACGCTCGAACCCAAAGACCCCAGCTTGCCCAACACGCCACCAACAACCGGCCACAAAGACGATTGCACGCTAGAAGCAAGACCACTCATATCAACACTCACGCCACTAAACAAGTTCTTGAACCCGTTAGCCACAGCGCTCTTACACGCGCTAATACTCGCGCTAATACTCGCACCCATAGTGGAAAACACTGTTTTAGCGCTCTCCCAACCAGCCTTCAACGGGCTGAACATGGTCGAGAAAAACCCGCTAACACCATTCCACGCCGACTTCAACGCGGAAACCATGCCACTAATCGCACTGGCAGCGCTCGGCGAAACACTCTCAATCGCCTTCATGATAACCGGTGGCAAAGTACTAGCCAACGTGCTGAACGCTTGAGGCAAAGCCTTCACGATATTCTGCACCACCACAATCACACGCGGCAGCACGTTAGAAACAACCGAACCAAGAGAACTAGCGAAATCGTTAATCGTGCCACTAATATTCTGACCATTGCCGATAGCGGTGAGAAGATTCGTCCATGAAGCCTTCATCATGTTCACAGACCCCTCGATAGTCGTGGCCGCTTCCTTGCTCGTAGTGCCCGTAATACCCAGATTTTCCTGCACGCGATGAATAGCCTCGACAACATCGCCGAACTTGTCGATGCTTAAATCCGAACTCTCACCATTCGCCTTACCCAACTCGTTAGCCGTCTGGATAAGACGTTCCATCTCAGACTTCGTCCCACCGTAACCTAATTTCAGATTGTCAAGCATGGCATAGTTTCCCTTCGCCAAACTCTGATAGGTTTGCTGCACCATGCTCAAGTCAGTGCCCATCTTGTTCGCATTATCGGACATGTCACGCATAGCCGTGTCACCAGCCTGAGCAGCTTTGACGGCATCCCCGCCGAACGACTGTTTCAACGTCGCGGCAATCGAATTCAGATTATTCATATAATCCGTGGCGCTCACGCCAGCGGTTTTGAACGCCTGACTAGCGTTCTTCTCAACAATCCCACTCGCGCTCCCAAACAAAGTCTCCACGCCACCAACAGCCTGCTCCCATTGCGCGTAAGCGCTCACCGCCTGATTGGTGATACTGGTCAACGCAGCCCCAATCGTCGCGGCAGCAGCAGTAGCAGCGGCAGCACCCACCTTGAACGCGCTGCTAAACCCTTTACCCACCTTATTAGAAGCACTATCAGCCTTACCCATAGCCGCTTCCGCAGCGCTCATGGCACTGGTAATCCTACCTAACGCGCCACTAGCATTATCGATAAGACTGATAGCAACCTTAACTTCATCAGCCATCAAAAACCCCCCGTCCGAACACCAGCCAGTCAACGACGCCGAGCAGACGCCTTGGCCTTACGCATTGCCCTAGATTCATCTTCATTAATTTTATCAATCATGGCAACACACAGCATTCGAGCGGGGAGACTCATATGATACAGTCTGTCAGGCTCCCACCCCCACTTGTTCAACGCTTCCATAGCGTACAAGGTGAGCGGGTCGCCTGACTCTACTAGTTTTTTGCCTGACGCGCGGTAGCCTTCTGCACGTCCATGCCAAACCCGCTCAACTCCGAAATAGCATTGGCGAGATTAGCGATTTCACCCGGCAGCAAAGCCTTCTCCAAATACTGTTGCGGAGTCGCGCAATTCATCTGCTTCATGTCCGCCACGTTTCGGAAATCAGGCTGCGTGACATGATTCAACACCACAAGAGTGTTGAATTTGAACGGGTCAAGCGTTTCCACGCCAGTGCGCTTGTTCTGCTTGGATGCCATCTGACGATACTCGTTCATCGCCTCCTGACTCATTACCGTAATCTTAAACGGCAGGCCAGCAGTCTTGAAACGTTCGGACGGGTAGATAGTCTCCGTCTTATGCGCCACATCATGCTGAGCGAAAAACCCAAGATAATCAAGATTAGTCATAATCAATCCTTTCAACCAATAAGTTATGACAAGTCTCATTATAAACAAGAAACCCCGTCCCATAGAACAGTATGGAACGGGGTTGGCTTGCCGGACGCTACTTCGTAGTGGTGGTGTCCTTGCCGGTCGTAATCGGCTTGGAATCCTTGGCGGTCTGAGTGACCACAAGACCAGCGGACGAATGCACCGGAGTCGCATCCTTCGCATACGTGTTCACAATCGGCGTCAACTGGGATTGACCGTAGGCGATGATATTGCCATCAGCATCCGCATCAATCACCATGATGCTAAGGTCACGCTTCAGCTTGCCAACCGCATTGACCGGAATCGCTTCACCAGTGTTAACGGTATCCAAGCTCACGGTCTGGGTTTCGCCAACCTGTAATACGTGCTTGACGTTATCCCCACTGCCAGTTGTGACAATCTTCCGAGTGCCAGTGATGATAGGCATGGCATTCGTATCACCCACATAACAGTAGCGGCTAGTGCCAGTCGCGGGAACGTCAGAACCCTTGACGCGCACCGCATAAACTTTCTGGTCTTTAATGTACTGGACGCACAACGGCAGGTTAAGAATCACGCTCATATCATCACCCACATAAGAAGTGACATATTCCGCGTCCACGTCAGGGCAGAACGCTTCGGTAATCGCATAATCCTCGAAAGTGAAATCCACATCAACAGTCAACTCGGTACGCGAACCATCCAACAATGCCAGAGTGGTCGAATCCAAGTTAACACCATACAAGGTCACAATCTGACGTTTCGCAGTGGAAGCGGGGTCATGATTCGTAATCACCATATCAAAATACGGTGAAACACCCCTATCCTTATACATTTCCATATAATGGCCGAAACGAGACGAAACAAAATACACGGTCATCGAGCCAGTGCCCTCACCGCCAGTCACCTTATGCAAGTCGATACGATGGCCAACCGGCTGAATCTGACTCTTCTCATGCTCGATATCAGCGTTCACGCTCGACACGTTCGCCAAAGTAATCTGCTGTCCCTCTTCGGTGATGACCAGCGAGCCTTCACCGCCAGCCAGCACGGGACTGCCATTAGTCCACTTACCTGCCATAATTCATTCCTCCCACTTGATAATATGATGATGCCGTACCGTGAACGACACGGCAAGGTCACTAGTTCCGACGATAGACCACGATTTATCCCACAAGTGGATGCGTAGCCCATTCCACGGCAAATATTCGATTTTCTCTACTAATTCTACCGCCAAACGGGTCAACGTCTGGCGAAGCTTTGGAGTGTCAGCGTCGAGGCTCACCATTAACTGTATGGTGGATTGCATCACACGTCTGCCGCTAGTCCCGTATTCCTCGTTCATGCTCACGGGGTCGATGAACACGGCGGGGAGTTTCGGCGCTTGCGCCTGCCGTTCCAAATATACGGGCACGTTCCGCATGAACGGTAATTGTTCATGCAGTTCATGCGCTAACGCCTTGCCCAGTTCCGTGTAATCCAACTGTTTCGACATGTCATAACCCATATTTCTTATCCTAACTGTTGTAATGCTTGGATGACGGCTGTTTGCAGTCGGCGGCTCATTTGGGGGCGGAGGATAGTCATGCTCCGTTCGGCCATGTGCGCTCCCGCGTACTTGTAGGTGCCGTATTCCACGTAAGGAGCGTATTCGACGGGATTCACCACGTATGCGGTGAGATTCAACCCATTGCCTTCGGGCGGTTCAACACTCCAAGACGCCCGTAAATGGCCTGTATCAACCGGCGTGGCGGGTTTCACCAATGCTAGGAACCGTTGGCACTCTTCGTTTAAAGCGGCCTTCAGAGGGGCTTCTATCGCTTTGCTGGCCTTGCTGTACTTCTTACGCAATGCGGTGAACTGCGAGTATTCCACGCTCATGATACGGCTTCCACAGTGTACGGGACTTCCTGATGATTCTCACCCACGGAAGCCTTGCCGGTTTCGGTGGCCATCGTGCTCACTCGGCCTGTAATCGTATGATAGCGTGCACCGGTACGACTCTTGCCACGGTGCACGACGATACGAGCACCCAGCATGATATTGATGTCAGGGTCGAGTGTCAGCATGGCGTTCATGTTCACTTCCGGTTTGCCACTGTCGCTCACGCTCGTATAGGCGGGGAAACTGGTCTGGCATGGGATATTCCGATAATCCGGTTCGTTCACATATCGTGTGTCGGTTATTTCGTCTTCTACCGTCTGTTTGGGATTCCATATGTCCACTCGGTCATAGTACAAGTAGTGCAATGCTTTGCGCATGGGGCTTATGTCCACTACCATGTCATCCTCCTGTACCGGTTCAACTGGTCTGTGTAGTTCATGACAATGCCATCCAGTCCGGTGCTGATATCGTGGGCTTGTTTCGCGGTGTTCTGTTCGCTCGTATCGTCCTTGCCGTAAGCCACGCTTACTGACAGTTCGTTGATGCTGCTAATGTATGTGGGGGTTTTGGACTGTCCCGTGTTGTCCGTGTTCGGGTCGAGTTCGCTGCGCACCGCGTTCAAATAGCGGAGATAGTCGATGCACATGTCAACCCACACGTTTTCCAACATGCGGGGCACGCTGTTGATATTGCAGTAGTTTCCTATCGCTTGGGCTACTTTGCGGATTATGACCGTCACGGCTTTCTGTGATGGCATGGGAATGCCGTACATGCTGATTAGTGTCGTGTAATCGTCTAACACGCGGTTTTGCTGTTCCACGCTGATGCTCATTGTCTCGTTCATGCTGTGGCTCCTGTACACGGGGAAAAATAATGGGGTACAACCATGTTGGCTATACCCCATATTCTAGTCGGTCAATACTAGGCAACCTTCAAAACGTACACGCTATCCATGTTCTCATAGGATGGGAGCACGATTTCAGACACGGCAGTGACCACGTTGACCGGCAGCACTTCCTTATAGGTAAGGACTGCCTGACCACCATTGACGATGCTCACCTGAGCGCCCATGGGAGCGTTGGAGCCGAGAATGTCGGCCTCCTCCGGAGTGGTGCCGTAATAGGTCGAGCCGACAGTCTGGGACGGCAACAGCACCATCTTGTCTTCGTCCATGAACGGATGCACCTGCTTGTTGGCGTCACGATAATACTTCAAGTACTGGGTGACTTGGAGGCCGGTCTTGCGAAGCAGGTAATCCTGAAGTTCAGTGTCGGAAATCGCGGCGGGTTCGGCGAGCGGGAAAATATCCTTCGCAATGCCCTTGTCTTCGAGCATGAGCGCCCACACGGTAGGGCCGACGATTGCGCGGGTCAACACGGTGCCCTGCATTGCGGCCTTGCGTTTCGCGTCCAGCAGGTCTTTGACCACGTTCGCACCGTCAGCACCCCACTTGGTTTTCAGAGTGGTCACGTTGGATTTCGCCCATTCGCCCTGCGGGTCGTAATTGTATGCATAGTTCACGTCCTGTCCCGAATCGTCGGCGGAAGCGATGCTAATCTGTCCGGTCTGCAACAGTTGGAAAATCATCACTTCGGGGTTGACTTGGGCGCCGCGAATGAGTTCGGTCGCGTCATCGTAGATGCGGGTCACGGTCTGGTTCACCAAGGCGTCTCCAGCGTTCATGACGGTGAGGAGCTGCTGGCGGTCTTCTTCTCCGATTCGCATTGCTTCGCGGAAGAACGGCATCTTAAGGCCGACTTTGGCGACGCCTCCACGGTCACGCAGGGTGGGTTTGGTGTCGAATGCGCTTGGGGCGAGGATTACGGGCAGTTCGTCCTTGCCTTTAATCCAGTCGAGTTTCAGGCCTTGCATTCGTTTTGCTGGGAAGATTGACGGGCCGAGGTATGGGATGGCGTCGGATGCGAGGGTTTCCCAGTAGGCTGCGATGGCGGGAGCGTTTACGAGTTCTGAAAGGTCTTTTGCCATGATATGTTTCCTTCTGTGAATTTAGAGCGCGTCTAGTTGTTTGTTTGTTGTGCTGGACGCGCTCTTTATGGTTTCTTTTCTACTATTCTATGCTACTTGGTGAACCAAGTGATGCGGGGTAACGCGGTTTTGGCTGCGTCTGAAGGCTGTTCGGGCAGTTTTGCCGTGTTGATGGTTCCCGCGTATACGAGTGCCACGTTTACGGGCTTGTCGGTCACGGAATAGTCTTGCATGATGATGCCTTTAACGGTGGCATCGTTTGCGGGGTAGAATGTTCCGGCTTTGAGCTGCCCGTCGATGATGTGTGAATCGTCGGGTTGGATGGTGGCGGGGGTTGCCTCGTACATGCTGGGATGCTGTAACGGGGTTGTGCCTGTCGTATAGTCTGTGATTTTAATGTCTGCCATGTTGGTTTACCTCCATAGTTTTATTATCTCATGCGGTTGGGCGGGTAATGTATCCGCTTGTTTCCAATCCGCTGATTAGGCGGTTGAATTCTGCGAGCAGATTGTTGTGGGCGGTTGCGAGCGTGTTGTATTCGGCTGCGCTTACGGTCGCATCGTCTGCGAGGGTTGCAGTGTCGGTGAGGTGGCCGATGGACTTGCCGAATGCTTGCACTTGGAATCCGTCCAGTTTGGTTTTGTCGGTGGAGCTCATGAGCCCGTCAGTGGTGGTGGTTGCCACGCTGTCGCTGAGCTTGTGCCATGTGCCGTCTGCTGCGTTGGCGAAGTAGAGTGCGTTGCCGTAGGCTCCGTCGCTCATGATGACTGTTTTGTTGTTGGCTCCGCAATCCCATACGATTGCTCCTGCCGTGTCGTTGGTGCCGGTGGGCACGTTGGTGGGAATCTGTCCATCAATCCGGTAGACTCCGTTGGCGGCTTGGAGGATGTTGTCACTCTGGGTGAGGGTTTGCGGGTTGGCGAATGTTCGGGCTTCGGTTTCGGTGGTGAGTTTGCCGTCTTGCACGGTGAGTCCCGCGCCGATTCGGATGCCGCCGAGAGTGTCGGCGGTGGCTTCGGGGAGCGTGTAGGCGGTGGTGGTGATTGTGCCGTCATCGGTGATGGTGATGCCGTCGCCGGTTTTCACGCTGATGGTGTCGTTGTCAAGGCTGATGCCGGTTCCTGCATTGTAGGTTCCTGCGTCTCCCTTGTCTCCCTTGTCGCCTTTTTCGCCCTTGTCGCCGGTGTCTCCCTTGTCGCCTTTTTCGCCCTTGATGCCTTGGGCGCCGGAAAGGTCTGTGACCAAGGTGAACGTGTCGGTGCCGCGAACGTATAGTTTCGCATTGTCCGCATCATCCACGTTATTAGTGGTGATGATGACGAATTTGCCTTCGGTCACGTCGTTGTCGGTGCCGATTGCCGCGTTCATTTCGTCAATGCTCGTATAGGTTTTGGCGATGGCGAACGGTTCGCCGGTGGCGCCCTTCTCGCCCTGCACGCCTTGTGGCCCCTTGAGGGAGCCTTGCTTGCTGCTGAGCGTGGCCTTACCGTCCTGCACGGCGACGATATCGTACACGTCTCCGTTCGCGTCCACGAGAATATCGTTTTCGAGCGCGGTGCCACCGTTGCCAATCTGGGCTAGCTCAATCTCCGTCGCGTCTCCGATGGTTTGGGAGGTGTGTCGGATGGTGCCGGGTACGGCGGTCACGGTAAGCGTGTTATTGGTGATGGTGAGGCCGGTACCGGCGTTGACTTGCACGCCGCCGTCATTGGTTTGGATGCTCAGACCGCCGTTGGGGGCGGTGGCTACTCCTAGTGGGGTGGTGGTGGTGCCGTCTCCGGTGAGACTGGTGTCATGCGCGACGGTATCCAGTTTCGACGTGAGGGCAGTGTTGATGGTTTCCTCGGCGGTGGTGGCACGCTGGGTTTCCGCTGTGATGCTGTCGGTGATTGGCGTGAGGTTGGTGCCGATTTTCACATAGGCTTTGTCATCGTCGCTGCCAGTGCCTTCATGCGCGTCTAGGGTTAGGTACGGTTCGTTGTCCGCGAGGGTGAACGCGCTGCCGCGTGGACGCCTGTTAAGAGACTGGTGGATGTCGTTGTCGGCGTTGGTGCGGTTGGTGGTTTCCTTGGTGAGGGCGGTGTTGAGCGTGGTGGCGCTTAACGTGCCGTCTGCGGTAATGTCCAGATGTTCCCCGATTTTGATGCCGCCGAGCAGACTTGTGGTTGCTGGGGTGAGGTCGAGTGGACTAGTGGACGTGCCTTCACCGGTCATGGAGTCAGTGTGTTCGATTGGCGCGGATTCCTTCAACGTTGCTTTGGTCGTGTCGGAAAGCGTCAGCCCGTTGTTGTCTACGGCAAGGCCGCTATCGTCGGCGAGTTTGATGGCAAGGGTGTTGTCATCGGCAATCTGCGTGCCGTTGCCGGTGTCCACGCTTACGCCGTCAGCGTCCACGATGATGCCTTTGTGGGCTTTCACGCTTGCTAAATCATCGTCGGTGGTGAGTCCGTCGCCGATGCGGATGCCGCCACGCTGCGTATTGGTGGCGGATACTACGTCGGTGGTGCCGTCATCGGCTACCGCGAGAGTGCTGCCAAGGTTGATGACGCCGTACTGTCCGTTGTTGGCTTCCGCGATGCTTGCGGTGCCGTCTGCCGCCATGTCGATGTGCTTGCCGACTTTGAATCCGCCCATGAGCTTGTCGGTGGCGGCGGGGATTTCGACGGGGTCGAGTCGTTCGCCCAAGCCGGGGGCGGTGACGGTGGGGAAGTAGGTGACGCGGGGGAGAGCATATTTGGCGTCTCCTGTCGGGGCTTCTGGAAGCTTGTTTTCGTTGATGCTTCCCGCGAAGAGGATGGCGCCAGCGGCTTCACCGTCCGTCACGTCCACGTCGTTCATAACGATGCCTTGGCAGGTGTGGTCGTTCGCGGGGTAGAAGGTTCCGGCTTTGATGATTTTGCGTGAGTCTTCAGTGACGGTGAGTGCTTCGTCTTCCGTGAGGGTGAACGTGTGTGACCATGCCTGCCAGTCATCGGGATACTGCAAGACTGGGCTGTTGGTCTTGTATGTGGCGGATGTGATTAGAGTAGCCATAAGAATAGCCCCTTCCAATGTTGTGTAACCTTACGAATATTATTCTAGGCTATTTGGAAGGGGCTGCGATTCTTTTAATGTTTGGGGAAGTAGTAGTCATTGGCGGTTTTTGCTTGGGTTGCGCCGATGTTTCTTGCTTCCGCTAATCGTCTGCCGTAGTCGCTCATGTTTTTGGCTTTCACGCTGACTGTGGTTCCTTCTCCGGGCAGCGCACCGTTTTTGATGGTTGGCGGCTGGGTTTTGAAGAGGAATGGTTTAGTGGTTTTCAACGTGTCGATTTGTTCCTTGGCGCCTGTCACATGCCCGTCTGGGCTGATGGTGATGGCGTCTAGGTTGAGTAGGTTGAGTACCATTGTGGCATCTTGCGCGTCGGCGAGCATGGAGCGTAACGCGGTGGTTTTGCGCATGGTTTCCATTTCTTTAGCGTATTTTACTTGCGCTTGCTCGTTTGCGGCTTGCAGTTCGCTCACTTTGGTTTTCAACGCCTCGTTATCACCTTCGAAGGCTTTCAGGTTTTCTATCTGCTTGTCTCGTTCCGTTAACGCGGTTTTGGACTGTTTGAGCGCGTTGTTTACTTCATCGAATCGGCTTTTTGGAATGTAGTTGCCGTTGATGCTGTCGTTGTGCGCTTCGATGATTTTCGCTGCGGTTTCGGAGTCGAGGCCGAAGGCTTCTAGGGTGGTTGTGTCGAATGCCATTGTGTTTTTCCTTCCAGACTGGTAGTGGTTTACGCGGTTTTACATCTTGCGTGGATGGGCTACCAATGTGCCTAGTGGTTTTTATTGTACACTGTTTATTTCTTTTTGGATGGTGGCGGTGTCTCGTAGTTTGCCGTTCATTTTGTATGCGCCGTATTTTTTGACTGCTGCTAGTTCCGCTTCGAGTATGTTTTTCTCGTTTGTTTTCGTGTCGATGGCGGGTATGGTGGTGCACCGGCAGTTTGGGTGGAGTGGAGGCGCGTTGACGCCTACCTCCATGTCTTTGCTGTTGAAGGTTTTGTTGTTGAGGCTGTTGCAGGTGTCGCATACGCCGCCACGGGTGGTGATGAACGTGTATTTTTTGGCGTTCAACTGTGTGTATAGGAGTTGGTCGGCGTCGGTGTTGATTTTGCGTGCTTCGGTGACTACGAGGCGTTTTGCCTGCTTGTAGCCGACGTTGTGTATTTGGCTGATTAGGCGTGCTAGGTCTTGTTGTGGTATGCCGGTGACGAATAGGCGGGGCATGTTGGTTTCCAACGTGGCGGCTAGTTTGCTGGTGTTGTCCCATATTCTGTCACTGTAGTTTTCGCCCAACCATGCTTGTTTGAGGAGACTGTTTTTCTGCGTGGTGCTGGGCGTGTTGAATTTGATGCCGAGCATGGTGCTGGTGTGCTGGTTGAACGTGTCGGCTAGGTCGAACACTTGTTCTAATAGTTTGGTGAGTTGGCTGCTGGTGGTTTGGGCGGCATTGTACAAGTGCATGGTGTTTTCGATGTTCAACGCTTGGAGGCGGGTTGGTTTCAGGAGTTTGCGTGCCGTGTCCGCGAGTTGGGCGGCTTGGCTGCTGGTGGTGTTTAACGTGTTGTTGATTCGGGTTTTGAAGGTTTTGAGTTCTTGGCGGGGGGGTTTCACGCGCATTTCGGCGTAGGGGTTGGTGGAATCGGACACGGTATCGTAATAACGGTTGATGGTGTCTTTGATGTTTTGCGCGGTTTTCGCCCATGTTTTTTCCATGCTGGGGGTTGCGCTGTCATATAGGTGGTCTTGCAGGGCGGTTTCTGTCTTGTACCGCTGCTGCCAGTAGGTTCTGCTATCCATGGGGGTTCCTTAAGAGCTGGTATAGGGCTTTTTCGGTCAAGCCGATTTGGTGGATGGTGGGGAGTGGGGAAGCCGTGTGGACTTCCCCGTTTTCCTCCCAGATGACAATGAGATTGTTGGATTGCAGCGTGGAGGCCGCTAATCGTATGACGTTCTCACTGTAGGGTTGACTGTCGTGTGATTTGCTCATTGCCTTCATTGTCAACTATGGTGGTTTGAACGTTCGGGGTGGCGAGTAATGTGTCTTGTGTTTCGTTTTCCTCTTCGATTCGTTCTTCTTCCTGTTGCGGGTTGCTGACGTAGGGGTGGTTGGCGATAAGGGTCTTGTCGCTGAGGATTCCCACCGAGTTTTTAATGTCGCTGATACGTTCGCTTTCGTTGATTATCATGCTGGTAGTGTACTTCCATTCCACTGTCGTTTCCTTGTGGTCGCCTAAACCGTGCAGCATCATGTCTTGCGTCCAGAACCATAGGAGATTGTCGAGCGCTTGACTGATTTGGGTCTGGAAGATATGGCAGTCCATGTCAAGGTCGCTGTACACGAATTTGAGTGCGACGCCGCTCGCGTTGCCTAAATCCTTGTCTTGCGTGTCCACGCCTGAACCGAATTCGTAAATGTCTCGGCGGAGCCTGTCGAGGTGGCTTATGGCCGCGTCGGTGCTGATGCTTGTGTCCAACGTGGTAATGTCTCCGTTGTCGCGGATGAACGCGGTACGGTATTCTTTCAGGTTTCGGACGAATTCACGACGGTTGGTGCCGTCATAGTTTTTGACGATTTTGATTCGGTCGGGTTCGTCTTCCAACGTGTTTGCGATGTCGCTTACCCGCCTGTCGTATTCGTCTATCAGGTCTTTCACATAGGCGAGCAACGGTTTTTCATCGGGCGAGTATTTCACGGGGATGAAGGGTATGCGCTGCCACATGTATTGTTCTTCGCTGCCTTCACTGTCGGTGAGGGTGAAGGAATAGTCTAACGGGTGGGTTGGGTCTGCCTGCCATACGCCTGTGGTCGTGTTCTTGACGTAATGCCAGACGCCTTGCAAAGTGTAGAAGTCGGCGTGGGTGACTAACTGGCATTCCCCGTCAGTCCATAACGCGGTTTCCCATACGCGGATGCACGCTTCGAGGGTGGTGTGGTCGCTGTCCTTCCAAAATGGGATTACCTCGCTGCCGGGGATGCGTTTGATGCGCATTTGCCCGCTGTCATAGTAGACTTGCAGCCAGCTGATGCCTTGGATGATGCTGTTGGTGGCGGTGTTGGCTAAAGTCTGTTGGAAGTTCTTATCCAGTTTGTCGGCGAGATAGTCGGCGAGCTGTTCGTCTTCAGTGTCGGCAAGGACGGGCTGGGAAAGGAAGTAGCCGACTTTCTGGCGTACCAGTTTGCGGATGAAACCGTGGGCTATAGTGTTGTTGGTCATCCAGACGGGGGCTTTTTCCAAGGTGGTGCCGAAAGCGTAGCGTTTACGCCGGTGAATGTCGTTGTCGGCCTCATAGTAGCGTTGGCCTTCGCGCATCATTTGCAATGCTGGGTCTGTGCGCCAATTTTCCACAGCCCATTCGATGAAACTCAGGTTCGGTTTGATGCCGATGGTGTTGGCTAGAGTGTCGGATTGGTCTTCGGCTTGGGTAAACCAGCCGTCCTGCTGGTTCCCTAACAACATGCCTAGGTTGGTGAGATTTCCCATGTTTTTTCCTCTTGTTTCTACGGTTTTCAACTGTTTCCATTATAGAAAACGTTAGAGCGTCCATATGCTTGCTGGGCCGCGTTGGTCTTCAAACGTGAAGTGTTCGCCATCGAGTTGTTCGCAAGCGTAGCGTAGGGCGTCCATGGCGTGGTCGTATCCGTTCTCTAATGGTTTTGGGAGCGTATGGCCTGTACGGTCTTGCTTCCACTGGTAGTTGCTGAGCTCGGTTATGGTGTTTTTGCATTTCGTGTCTACGATGATGTGCCAGTCTTGGAGTTTGCGGATTCCCGCGCGGATGCTGTCGGGGCCTTTCTTGCTGGGTTGGATTCGTTGCGCTCCGAGTTGGCGGAGTTCGTTGATGGTGCGGGGGTCTGCGCTGTCGGCGATGATGCGTTCTTGCAGTATGCCGTGTTCTTGGAGCATGTCGGCTAGTTGCTGGTTGGTGGCGTGGTAGGTGTAGATTTCGTCAATGATTAGCATGGTTTTGGTTTGCGTGTCGGCTAGGATGGTTAGGCACGCGGTGGGGTCTGTGGCGAAACCGAAATCCATGCCGTATAGGGCGCGGTAGGTTGGGGTGCCGTCACTGTTGTGTTTGCGGAGGAGGGTTTGCATGTCGGGGAGGGGTTTTTCTTCCCAATTGGTGTATATGAGCCCTTCGCTGATTCCCCAGTTTCCCAAGCCTTCCACCTGATAGCGTCGTGGGTTGCGGGTTTTCATGCTGTCGAATAGGGCTAAATCGTCTTCGCCGAGCCATTCGTTGCACTGGTAGTTGGTGGTGAGGGCTAGCGTGTTTTCGTCTGGATTATCGTAGAAGCGTGATTTAAGCCAATGGTGAGAGTCCCATGGGTTGAAGGTCAAGGTGATTTGCTTGTATGGTGCGCCTTCTCCTCGTATCGAGAGGTCGAGCTTGTTGAAGTCTTCCTCTTTTTCGATTTGGAACGCTTCTTCTATCCATACGAGATTCAGTACACCGTGGGGGACGGTGATTGACGTGATGGATTGCGGGTCATCCATGCCGCGAAAAAGTATCATCTGGCCTGTGGGTAGGTATTCGAGCTGCATGGGGCTTACCGTGGCTTTCCAGTATTGTTCGACTCCCAGCCGGTTGATAGCCCAACGGAGCTGCGCGAAGCATGAGTCTCGCAAGCCCGTGAAGTATCGGCGTACCACTAGGGCGTTCATCATGGGGTATTTCATTATCTGCCATATGAGGCGTAGGCTTTCCGTGCTTGACTTTTTGCTGCCTCTTCCGCCTTTCACGACTAGGTAGCGTCCTTCGTACCGCCAGAACGTCCCGTATCCTTTGCCTACGATATCGGGCAGTTTGATGATGTTACTCAAGGTTTTCCGCTCCTTCGATGATTACGGTGGGTGTCGGCGTGTTGTCGGCGGTGATGTTTTGGGTGAGCCGGTTGCGTTCCTGTATCGCGTTTATCAACGCTGTTGCCATGCCAGCTGTCATATGGTGTTTGCTCGCGTCCATTATCAGGCTTACAGCCGCGTTGAGGTCGGTGTGCGACTGTTGGGCGGTGTACGAGTATTTGCGTGGGTCTATCCACCCTTTTTCAACGCCTGTGGTGGTGAGCCATGACATGGCTTGGATGATTTTCGGCGTGTGGTCTAGCCTGTCGGCCAGTTCCGTCAACTGTTCGCCTGTTTTGCTGATGTTGTGGGCTTGCAGCACGGTTTTCAACGCGCTTATTCCGTCCATGCCGTTCGCGCGGAGCAGCGTATAGGCTTGTTCGCTTTCGCTGAGCTTGTATGAGTCGAACGTTTGTGCGAATAATGCCCACTGTTCGCCCGTTATGGGGTCTAGAATCCATTTGTTCGCATTGTTCATATTGTTTCCCCCAGTGACGGGAACAAGCCCGTTAGAGTGTCGTTTCCTCGCGTGCCTTTCCACATTGGCCGGTCAGGGTTTTCGCTGATGCTTTTCATGGTGGCGGGGTTGAGGTTCTGTTGGTTGCTTTTCCATGTGGCGGTTGTGTGCGGTTGGCTTTCCAACCATGCCACGGTGTCTTCGTTGCCCGTGTATGGATGGTAGGCGATTAGGGTTCTTGCCTGCCCCGCGTGCTCCAGAATGTTTCGCAAATACTCAAGCTTGTAGTATTGCGCGTCATCGATTACGAGCAGGTCACATAACGGTAAGGGCAGTTCTATGTGGGTTATCGTCGCGTTCGACTGGGGGACTTGCATTACAGCGGGTTTGCGGAAGGTTTTGATGCCCAGTGTCGCATACATGCTTTCAATGAGGGAAAAGGGTATGTTGGTCACTGTCTGCGTGTATTCGGGCGCGGTGATGATGCTGAACGTCAACGCGGTGGTGACGCCCGATAGGTGGCTGCAAGCATAGATAAGCGTCGTTCGGCTTTCATGGTCGAACAGTGGCATGTAGGTTTTCTGAAAGACTGGCATGTTTTCATTCTACAAGGCATGAAAAAACGCGGCACCCTTGTTGGGGAGTGTCGCGCTGTGTCTGGCGGATTGGGATTATTCCAGTGTCTTAGCCCACTTGATGACGTTGCGGGTAATCAGCGGGAACACGACGCATTCCACTGCGAGCTTCAGAATGTAGGTGAGTACGATGTTCTGCATGTTCGCCATGATGCTGTAAGAGAAGCCGTACATGAGGAGCGTCACGACGATAGTATCCACAAGACCGCCGAAGATAGTGGAGACGATGCAGCGTGTAAACAATCCTGTTTCTCCCATCTTCTCGTGCAGTTTCGCCATAATCCAATCGTTTGTGAGCGTGCCGAAGAAGAAGGCGCACATACTGGCGAACAGCATCCACGGGGCGAGACTGAAAATCGTGGAGAACTCTTTCTGCAAAGTGAATTCGTCAGCTGACGGCAGTACCACCACCAGTGCGAGAAGCAGCACACTGTAGATGTTTCCCGCCATAGCGAGGAGCCTCATACGCAGTGCTTTCTTAAACCCGTAGACTTCCGCTGCCATGTCGCTTGCCACATAGTCTGCAACAATGGTGATAACGCCACCGCCTAACGTCAAGCCGAAGAAGCTTTCCGTTTTGATGGCGCATAAGTTCGCGGTGATAAGGCTTGCAGCAGAGATGGCGCAGAGAATCGCGTAGAGGTTCGCTTTGGAGATTTTAGGAATCATTTTTTAGTACCTTTCATTTCAGGGGAGGATGATTATGAACTCCCATGTTTCGCCATTTTAGCAGGTAATGCTGTTGCCCTTGTTCCAAGTCGGCGTATGCGGTCAGTTGAGCGTGTTTCATGTTGTTTCGCACGTAGGCGGCTGACATGCGTTCGTTCCCCCACCATGTGCGCCCGTATATGAAGAGGGCTTTCCATGAAGCTGAGTCTACTGAGTCGAACGGCACTCGGTCTAAGATTTTACGTCGTGTCATGCCCAAGCCGTGCAGCCAACAGTCGTGTTTCCATGCTTCTTTGAGGAACATAAGATATTGGCTATCTTGAATATCTTCGTTTTTGAAGCCTGTCACTGCGGCTATGGGGTGTTCGGCTACTGTTCGCTGGTAGTCTTTTATTCCTCGGTTTCGGTGCCATACGGGGATGATTTTGTCGGGGTGCCCGCTTTCTTTTTCGAGGATATGACGGAGTTTTAGCACGTTGTCGTATCCTATGATGTTGTCCACGTCCATTTCAAAATATCCACGGATTTTAGGAGTGTCGTTGTCTCGTATCCATCGAGCGTACTCATGCGTGTACGATTCCCAATCGACTTTCGTTCCCTTCTGGAACGAGTGAGCGCCACTATCTATAATCGCGTCTTGCACTAACCGTATGTCGAATCCTTTGTTCTTTTTCAGATAATAGTAGGAGCTGAGACAGTATTTCAGCCTGTTTTCTGCGGCAAGTTGTTGTATTACTTCAGGCTTGAGGCTTTCGACTGCTGAACCATAGATTATCATTCACGGGTATTAGCTCACTTTCTTGAAATGTTCTTTCCTGTCTTCGTGACCGCATGAAGGGCATTTCCACATTTCATGTTCCGGTTCATCATAGTTTTCATCCGTCAAGTCTGGCGTGGTGTCGAAATCCACGGCGGTGTCGAGGTTGAACCCGTAGAAATCTAAATCGAAGTCCATGGAGAGATTGTCTAATTCATTGTTGAGCTTGTCCAAATCCCAACCGGTGTTCATGGTGAGCTTGTTATGGATAAGCGTGTAGGCTTTGCGCTGTTGGTCTGTCAGATAGTCTAGACAGATTACGGGGCATGTTTTGACTCCGAGTTTTTCCAAAGCCAAGAGCCGCCCGTGGCCTTCCACGATAATCGGCTGTCCATCTTTGTTGTGCCATACCGCGATTGGGTCGTTCATGCCGAACTCGGTGATGCTTGCCGCGATTTGGTCAATTTGCGACTGTGGGTGCAGTTTCGCGTTCATTGCGTAGGGCACCAAGTCGGCGGTGTTCATTGTGGTGATTTGTAACGGTTCACTCATGGTTTTCCTCTTCGCTTGGAATGATGGTCAGGTTGATTTGCGGGGGTTCCACTTGGCAGATGTTTTGGTCGATGGTCTGACGGGGCGTGCCGTCCAAACGGTTGAACACGTCTCCCGCAACCTTGGGGTCTTTGAGAGCGTCTTGCAGGTGTTGCAAGGCGATTCGTTCCACCACGTTAAGCTCATGCGTGCTGACGTATTCTTGCAGTTCCTCGGGCGTCATCTTGCCGAAACGTCGCATATGCAGGGTTGGGGAGTTCTTCAACGTGTTGCGTCCCCTGTCTTGGGGACGTTCGTTGAAACCGCCCTTGCCTGTCGGGTTGACATTCGCGCCTTTCAGAAAGCGCCCACGTTCGTCTCTTGCGTTGTTCTCTGGTCTTTTCATACCATCTAGCATACCGCATAAGATGCCGTCTAGAGCATAGGAAAGCCCCGTAACAGTGTGATTACGGTGGGCATGTTACGGGGCTGCGAATCAGTCGACTCTAGAAATCGGCTGATTCTGTACGCTGACCGTGAAGGGTGGTTTCATCGGCCGCGTGATATGATTGTACCTCGGTTTTTTTCTTCCGGTAGCTGTTGAGGTCTAACAGCATATCGTCTCCGCTGCAATATTGGATGTGGGGAATGTACCAGCCGTGCCGCCATCTGACGCTTCCACCGTCGAACTGGAAATAGGTGAGGCCGCTGAAATAGTAGGCGAGATACCTTTCCATGGTTTCGCGTTCCCAGTTGATGGGGGTGAGAGCGTCCATCATGTACACGTATGATTCGCGGCCATCTGAAAGGGTGTTCTTCTGGGCGTGCCATGAGGTTATCCACACTCGGTAGCGTTTCACGGTTTCGGAAGGGACGGGTACGAGCGCGGTCTTGAAGTCGGCTATGCGCGTGTATTTGTCGCATCGACGGCTTGTGTCGAGTTCGTAGCTTGGAATGTCGAGCATGATGGGGTTCCTTTCAGCTGATGGGGGTTTCCAGCAGGGCAATGAGGTACCATGCGGGGACTTCGTTGATGCTGTGCATGTCGTTGACTCTCATGTATTCCTTGAAGTCGTGAGCGGCTTGCCTGATATCCCAGTCGGCGGGGTCGAGTCCCCTGTTGGTGAGGTAGCTTTCGATGTACTGCATGATGCTGGTGAGGGTTTCCATGGGGTTTGTCCTTTCAGGTGGTGTTTTTTGTTGTTGATTACAGTATACGACACTATTATGCGCAACACGCCGCGTAAAACGAAATCCCCGACACCATTCGGCATCGGGGACTTCGCCAACAACCATAAGGAGTAATCCAAAAGCAAGGAAAAGGAGAACCTTGCACTACCAATATAACATGAAGCTAATATCCGTATTGAGTGAACGCTTCGATAACGTCCCTAGTGATGCCGGAACGCACAATATCCGACGTGTCGAACCGCATCACGCCCACGCCATCGACTTTGCTCAGAATCGTGGCTGCCGTTTCGAACCCCGATTGCTTCAAATCGCATTGGGCGGAATCCCCGCAGAACACGAGTCGGCTGTTCTCGCCCAAACGGGTGCATACGCTTTTGAACGTCTGTATGCGAAGGTTCTGCGCTTCGTCCACTATCACCATGGAATCTTCGAAACTGTAGCCGCGAAGATACGCGAGTGGAATCATTCGTATTTTCTGAGATTCCAACAGTTCCTTTATTTTGTCGGGGCTGAGGAATCTGCGCAGCACGTCCAATACGGGGCCCAACCATTGCGCCTGTTTCTCTTCGGCGGTGCCGGGGGTGAAACCCAGTTCCATGCCGTCCAAAGCGACGGGGGCGCGGGTTATGACGATTTGCTTTACTTGCTTGGTTTTCATGAGGAGTTTCAACGCGGTTACGGTGGCGATGAATGTCTTGGCGCATCCAGCTGGGCCAGTGGCGAACGTGATGGGATTGTGTTCTATCATGTTCGCGTATTCGGTCTGCTTGGGGGTTTGCGCTCTGACGGTTTGTTTCCCCCATTTCAAGAGCACGTCTTTGTCTGCGGGGGTGAAGATGCCGCCTTCGTGGGATTGGCGGAGGATTCGTTTCACGTCTTCGCTGGTGATGTTCTCGTAGAGGTCGGCGTAGGCTTCCAATGTCTCGAACACATGGATGATTCTTCGGGCTTCGGTTTCGTCTTGTGTGAACACGGTAATGTCGGTGTTTTTCACGCCGATTCTCGCGGTGGTGTCTTTGCGTATCATGTCTACCCATTTGTCTTTCACGCCGAGAATGCAGACGGGTGGAATGTGGGCGGGGATTATGTAGGTGGCTAACATTGGGGGTTCCTTTATGTGGGTGCCCCCGTCGAGGTGGCGGGGGCGGTTGTTTTTATTCTACGTTGGTTGGCGGTTCCAGCCTGTCGATGGTTCCTAGGTCTTCTTTGAGTTGGCTGTTGCGTCTCATAAGACTCAGGGTGATTCGGTTTTGAATCTTGGAGGCTGGCAGGTGGTGGATTCTCTGCAAGACCATGAGGGAGATTTCCACTTCCGCGATGGCTTGCATGAGTTTTTCCGAGTCGATTATGTCGCGCGTGCTTGCGATGGTGGCAGTCAGGTTGGCGAGCGCTTGGATGCTTTCTACGGTTTGCATGTCTGCGCCGTAGTAGTCGAGCAGCTTGTTGAGCAGTATTTCAGTGCCGGTGGTTTTGTCGGTGTTTGGGGTGTTGTCGTTGTTCATTTTGTTTGTCCTTTCCTGAGTGTTGAAACTGGATTATTTGGTTTGGGCAAGTGCCGCGTCCAGTTTTTTAATGTCGGCTTTGGTGAGGTCTTGTGGGCCTTTCACTTGTTTTTTGAGGACTTGTGTAGCGAATTGGCCTAGGTTGACTTTGTGCATGTTGGCGGCTTGAAGGATGTTGTTAACTTCCTGTGGGCTTGCTGGAGTGTTTTCCGCTGTCCATGCGTCACCTCCACCGTTTTGCATGTTGTAGGCCGCGTAGTCGCGTCCTGCCGCTCCGTCATCGTCCTTATCGGGGTAGATGCCCAAGAGCGCGTAGAGGCTGTAGCGTCGAGCGTAGGTTACTGCGCTGCCGTTGGCTTGGGGGTTGCCTACGAGTAAAAACGGGTAGGAGCCTAGTGTTTTCTCTTCTTCGTCGTTGAATACGATTGTTCTCACTTGGCCTGTTTTCTCGGTCACGTTTTCGACTACTTGAGTGATGCCGAGGCCGTGTTTCGAGAAGATGGGGCGAATGGTTTTGAGGAGGGTTGCTAGGTTGAGGTACTTGTAGCGCATTTTTCCCGCGTTGGCGGTTTCGTCGGTGACGAAGGTGGGGATTTCCGCGAGGGTTTCACGGAATGCTTTCATGAGGTTGCTCATGGTGTTTTCCTTTCTGTTGGGGTTTGTTTTGTTATTGATGATTATAGTATGATGTCTACTGTTGTGCAACTCGGCGTGTTGCGTCAACCCATTCGGGACGGTTTCCCACAACCTCCCACCACACGGTCGGGTCTTTGTGCTTGCGCACTAGTCCCATGTCTTTCAACAGCCGCAACCGTGGACGCATCCACTTGGTACTGACGTGCAGCATCTCGCACGCCTTGCCGCTGCTGACCTTGTGAGTGGCGAAAAGCATGTACACGTCGGCCAAGGTCGGCCCGTCGATGGGTGACCACACCCAGACACCGTAACGCATCTCGGTGAGGGTCACACGGTACTTGCGAAGGAAAACATCCCAGTCGAACCCGTCGAGCTCGCCCCATGTCCCGTCATCGGGCTTGTGCCAGTCGGCTGATTCGAGTTCCCTCGCTTCCAACAAGTGCCGCGTGTACTTGCGGAACATGCGGTATAGGCGTGGGTCTGAATCACGCAAGGCGTTGCGAAAACCCTTGGATTTCACAAACAGTCTGTACATGATAGACCACTGCTTGCGGCTGATATGCTTCTTGTACGCCTCATAATAGGCGTTTAAACGGTGTTCCATGATTGCTCCTTATGGTTGGTCTGGCAAGTATCTGAAACCGGTTTGGAAGCTGTTTTTCACTCGACTGAATAGTATGGGTGGGTGGTTTGAGAACGGTGCACTACCCCACTGTCCACAAGATTGTCGAGGATTGGTTTCACTCGGGACATGGGCACGCACAGCTGCATGGCGATATCGACTAGACGCGGCCTGCGCAAGCCAGCTATCGTGTGCGTCACCGTTTCGGGCGTGACTTTCTCCGCGCTTATGGTGCCGGAACGCAGCGACGCGATATAGTCGCTCTGTTCGGCGAGGAAGCCGTCTAGGTCGATGTGGTATTTCTCGCTCCACGTCTTGACTGGCTTCTGTTCAGGCCATACGGGGGGTTCCTGCGTTTCAATATCGTTCATCATGATGTTTCTCCTGCTTATGCGTAAACCCGTCGAATTCGACGGGTTTAACCTAGTTTAAGCGGCTTGCATGTGGGGGCGTTTGTACACGTCGGCGTGGTAGACGCCTCCGCACGCTTCGATGGTTCCCAACCGGTATCCGTGTCGGCTCATTCCTATGCGCACGTTGAACAGTGGACTGCTGTAGCGGTTGATGTTGGCGAGTTTCACATGAAGGTTGGCTTCATTGCTGGTGACGGTGGCGGTGTCGGCCTCGTAGTCGATTACGATTATCGCGTTTCCGATTTTCTCCAGCACCGAGTAGGGGTGTTGGGCGACAGTCATTGTGGTCATTTTGTTTTGTCCTTTCAGTGTTTGAGCGGGTAGAGGTCTACCGTGTAGACCATGTGTGTTTTGTTGAGGGTCACGAGTCGTGTGCTGCCGAGCCTGTAGCCTTGTTTGGTGAGCATTCGGCGGGTTGCTTGCAGCGGGTTCTTGGTGTTGGCGATGTTGGGAAGCCGCATGTTCATGTACTTGTTTTCCAAGTATGCGGCTTCGTCGGTGTTGTCGATTGTGAGCTGGGATACGGTGGGGGTCATTGGTTTGTCCTTTCTAAAAAAGGGGGGCGGTGTTTTGCCGCCCTTTTTTTTAATGCTTGTTCAGGAAGTAGGAGTGGCCGCAGGTGGGACACTTGCGAATGAACGGGAAGACAAGCGAACCGAAGCCGAGGGTGAAGAGAAGAAAGCAGCTGGTGAGGAAACTCATTGCGATGTTTCTCGCTCCGCCTTCGCAGTGTCGGCATCCTTTGCAGCCTTGGTGAATGAACGTTGCCATTTTAATCGTGTCCTTTCGGGGTTTGTGAAGCTTTGCGCTTCGTTTTTTTGTTTGTACTTAAACTATAACACAACACATAGCGCAACACGCCGAGGGTTAAAAAACGGGGTGCGAGTTTTTCCGCACCCCACATTCTAGAACTCAGGCCCATCATCGATACGCCCATCGCGTCTCAACTCGCGCCATACGTCCCGCTGAATCTGCGTCAACACGTCCATACTCAACCCCGTCCTGTCCCTTACGGTGTCCACACTGTAGCCGTTGCGGAAAAGGTCGGCGGCTTTGCTCGCCACACTGCGTCTCATTTCTTCCCCTCCAGCTTGTATTCCTTCACCCAAGTGAAGTCAGCGTATGCCGCCACCGGTGTCGCATCCGTGGCATCCGCGTTCTGGTCGGCTTCAGCGTCGGCCTCCTGCGTATCGTCGCGCATCAAATCGGCCAGAGAGTCGCACCGGTAAATCAGCAGATAATCGTCTGCGATGGCGAAATGGTAGGATTGAGTGGCGGTGTCGAGGTAAACGTCAGTGCCTTCATCGGTTTTCACTTGCAGGTTCATTCGTCCATTCCTCCCCAGCCTCCCGTGGTGGCTGCTAGCATGTTCTTCCACATTAGGGTTGCCGCGTCCACTCTACCATCCAAATACCATCGTTGTTCTTCGGTGGCGGTCGGGTACATGTTGCGTCGGTTGCGTTCTTCCGCCTCAAGTTCGGTCAACGCGAAATCTAAAAGTCTACCGGTTTCCATGTTTGAGCCTTTCTTTCCAGACTTGCGTCACAAAAGTCTTCCAGATTTCACGGGTGGCGTCCACGCGGCCTTTGCGGTATGCGCGTTGATTGTCCGTATCGGTGTCGTATGAACGGTTTTTGGCTTGGACTTCCTTGTCGAGCTTGTCGGCGAGATAGCCGAGTGTTTCGTTGGCGTTGAATTTCATGTTCACTCCGTTTTGCAGATTAGTTGTTTCGCGCCTTCGTCGGTGGTGTGGGTCTGGCACACGTATGTGGACTGTTGCGCAGGGGTGCCTTCGATGGTGCGGATAGCCCAAGAGCAGGCCGCGAGCATGAGGAGAATCAACGTCACCGTCAACACGACAGTGAGGATGATGCCTACTACGGTTTGCATGGTTTTCATGGTTTTGCCCCTTTCTGTGTCGCATCTTATTTTAGCATGGTAAAGCCCCTCATGTGCTGGTGAGGGGCTTCTAAACGAAGTGTCTTCATCTTTTAGCATCGCCTTGCCTGTCTGAGAATTCTTTGGCGATTCGTTTGGCTGTCTCCATGCTTTCGCCTAAGAGTCGTTGACGTCGGTACATCCAGCTTCCCCACTTGTAGGCGTCGAGGCCGAGAGCGTGGATTTCAACGGTTATGGCGGATTCCGTGGGCTTGCTGTCTTGCTTCATGTTGCGCCAGCAGGCGTTAAGATAGCGGGTTTCGAGGAACTTGCCTTCCTTTGTGGGGTCTGCGTAGAATTTGCGTGCGAAATCCACAGCGGCCTGATAGGGCATGTCTGGGGTGAGCGCATCATACCATGCGTCCACTGCCGCGTCGTTCGCTTTGCGCCCGTCGTTGACGCTGATGAAGACCATCAGGTTTTTCACGTCTTGCTTGTTCATGTTGTTCATCCTTTCAATGTTTGGTGTTGGTTGCAGTGTAGCATGTCAGTTGGCCCAACACGCCGATTCATTCAACGGATTGGAACCAGCCGCCGAAATCAGCCACGGGGGTTTCCTGCCGTTGGGGGGTTCGAGTGGTCGGCTTCTCTTCCTCTTCGAGAGGCTTCTTCGGAATCGGCTGAGCACACGGGGCGTCAACCCGGTTGGCCTTGATGAACGCCTCCCGCTCTTCGGGGGACATGTCGGCAAGCCCACGATGGTCTTGAATCAGGTAATCCTTGTGTTCCTTCTCGAACCGGGCGCGGTCTTCACGCCACTGCTTCATCATCGCGGCTTGCGTTTCGGGGTCTTGGCTTGCGACGAATTTACCCGCGTTGCTCAAATCCTTGTACTCGGTGTGACGAATGTAGTTTTCCTGTTCGCCCAGTTCTTCCCACTTTTCACCGTTAATCCATGTGGCGAGGTTGGGAATGTACTTCGGGTTGAGCATCGGCTCTTGAAGGCGCTTCATCTGCACCCATGCCGCTGCCGCTTTGGAGAGGTTCGCGCGGCTGATGCCGAGGTTGGTTTTCTTCCAAGCCTTGTATGCGTCTTTCTTCGAGGCTTTCTTGGGCCAGATGCGCCACAATTGCTCGAAGGCGTCTGGGTAGTCGTTGCGTCGGAAGTCGATTGTTCCGGCTGTCGTGGTGACGGTTTCGTTTCCTGTTGGCACGATTTCGGCTGTCGTGGGCACGATTTCGGGTTTCACCGGTTCGTCGAATAGGGTTTCCTGTTCGGGTTGTGGCTTGGGCTGCGGTTTCGGCTGCGGCTCCTGTACGGGCTGTTCAGGCTGAGGCTGCTCAGGCTCAAGCTCAGGCTGTGGAGAAGACTCCGAAGCCTGATAAAACGTTTTACCACCCATATCAGCGTTAACGGGCTTCTCACGCGCTTCTGAATCAGACACGGTAGATTGTTCGGGCTTGGGGACGTTCGACGCTCTACGCGCCTGATAAAACGTTTTATCACCCATGCCAGCGGATTCAGGAGCGGCAAGAGTCAACGTGTACTCGTTGCTGCCGCGTCCCCCATCGGCTCGAATCCTTCCCGAACGCTTGAGAAGCCCCGCCCCCTCAAGCCTGTCCAGAGCCTTAGCGACGGTACCCGTGCTGAACTTGGCTCTTGCCGCGATAGTACGAGCTGACGGATAGCACTTGCCCTGAGAGTCGGCGAAACTGAGCATGACAACGAACATCCAGCGGTCGTAACCCGTGGAGAACGCTTCGCTAGTGAAAACCCAGTTCGGTACGAGCGTGAAACCTTTCGACTGGTTTTTGCCTTTCATCGTTAATCCTTCCGTGTGGTGTGATGTTTGAAGCATAACACCGAGGGTCAGAAATCGCAAGTCGAAAAAACTCTCCAAGCAAAATTCTTTTTGCTTGTTTTTTCTTTGTTCTAATGAGTTTAGTTCTAAATGGGTATTGTTCTGCTCTTATTGTCGTGGGTAGGCCCCTTCTATTGTCGTGGGTAGGCCCCTTCTATTGTCATGGGTGGGCCCCTTCTATTGTCATGGGTGGGCCCCTTCTATTGTCATGGGTGGGCCCCTCCTACTGTCAGCGGTATGTCTTTTCCT